CGACACTGTTATAATAACGGATGGTGAAGCCGTTCTCCGACTTCGCCGTGATCGCCGCACGGTCCCCGGTGGCCATGTCTTGGCTTGCCATCGAGAGACCCGTGAGGCCCTTAAACGGTGGGTCGAAGACGACGGTAAGCCCGCCTGTGGGAACCACTAGGTCATTTCCTGCTATGATGCGGTCAGGCATGTCAACGGTGACGTTGAGGGTACGGAGCACGGGCGTAACCGCAGGGTCGTACGAGATCAGCTTGGCGCGGAACTTGATCGCCCTGAAATTAACGTCGCGGGTGATGAACGGCACCCATTCAGACCACGTCGGCTGGGACGTGATTAGTTCGGCCGCCCGGGTTACCGTTGCCGTGGTGGTCGGAATGATCGACGTTGGAGTAAGCCCTGTCTCAAGCTGGTAGTCAGAGAGGCGGCAAGCAAGCAAGCCGACCGTCCCGGCGTAAGCCTGTGCGTTGGCTACGGCGCAAGGGAAAACCCCGACGCGGGTATTGTTGGCCGCGCCTCCGGGGGACGGAGTGCCGCTAACCCAACAACGGAATAGGCCGTTACCTAGTTTCTGGACGCCGCATTGCCCGTTAGTAGCGGTACCCAGCGCTGTCTTGAACGTGACGGTAGGGTTGTTAGGGTCGGTCAAGTCAAAGTTGGCCGCGACTTGGTTGGATAAGATTTCGTCCCATATAAAAAGCTGAAACAGCTTTCGACCTTCGGGGTCGATGACGCAAGAGAAACAGCTCGCGATGTTGGATACCCGTGAGATGTTGGCCGCATAGAGTGCTTTGCTGGCATTGGTTGTCGAACTTTCGGTGATTTCCATCATGTTGGTGACGCCGTCAACGCTCTTGCGCGTTCCTACGGCAAAGGTCGCCGTTGTCGATTGCTTAGTCCAGAAAGCATTGGTGAAATCCCTTGACCAGAGCATGTAGTTCGTCTTGGCCTGCTCATCCAACAGCACTGGTGCGGCCAGCAGGTCGGCAGGGTTGAAGTTGTAGCGCGGGGCGTTAGCGGCCGCCGTCTTCAGGATGCCATCGGCGTCGAAGTAGGTTCCGGTCGAAGTGCGAGTTACAACGGCAGTCGGACTGTCCAGTGTCGTGGCATATTCGAGGGCGAAGTTCCACGCGTCGGAGGAAGCCGTCGAGAGCGCGTCCACCGTGGACAGCGACGCCCACTTGTCGATCGTGTCGCGGCTGTCGAGGCCGAAGACTTCGATGGATGCCGTCAGGCGGGACGTGTATTCATCCCCAAGGTCCACGACCGTCGCGAAACTATAAACGCCAACCCCCGGGAAAGCCCCGCCAAAGGGCGTCAATTGCAAGTCGCCCAGCACCACCTGTGAATTGCCCTTGGCTCCAGAGAAAGTGGGGGCTTCGATCAGATCGACCACGGCGTTGCGGGCGGCGGCGGTGACCGTGTTGATCACCATGGCGACGCCGTCCGAGTAGGTCCCGACAAACGACACTGATCGGATCAGGAAGGTGCCGGCCATGGTCGGAAGCTGGATGCCGGTGCCGGTGGCGTGCTCCACGAGAATGACCGAGCCGTTCCACTCGGGGGTGGCGACGTTCGGGGTGTGGCGGATTTCGACGTGGCTGACATTGAGGATGTTGGGGATACGCCACGAGAACTGGCTCTGTTCCCCGAGCACCGAGATGCGGAACTGGTCCGGGGTTGCCGGTGGAGACTGCAATCCTAGCAACAACACGTTGGTCGAGACGAGCCACCCTGACACGCCAGAGCCAAAGGCTCCGACCGATCGAACCCGGAAATTGTAGGTGCCGCCCGGCAGATCCTGAATTGTGATGATCGGGTCATAAGTGTACCCGGCCACCTGCCAAGCGTTAAGCGTGCCGGCCGCGTCGCGGGTCTGGTACTGCCATTCGAACTGGCCGATACGAGGGTCCTTCGGCGCGGTGACCGCCCAGTCAAGGCCCATGATGGTGCCGGTCTGGCCGAGGGCATAGGCGTATTCGTTGAACAACGGAGCCGTGGGGACGCCGAGAGGTCCAGACGGGATCTGCGAGGTATCGATCAGCGAGAACTGGGCATCGACGTCCACGGCCGCGAACTTCGACGGTTCGTACTGCAGGGTCATGATGTCGTACTTGTTGGGCTCGCTTTCCTTGATGGTGATGACGCGCCCGAGTTCCGGCACAAGATCCGAGCGGGACAGCACCCACGTGCTTTGTTCGTCTGGGGCCACGGCAAAGGCGGGGCTGACCGTGATAGCCGATACTGGGTCGCCGTAGGTGTCGATGACCACGTTGCTCTCCGCTACCGTGCCATCCGGCAGGGTAACATAAAGCCAGTAGAGGTTGCCCGGTTCGTAGGTGATCGGCTCGTCTATCTGGATGATCGACTTGGTGCTCGCCAGCTTCTTGATCGAGGCGTAGTCAACGATCACCGTGCCCGCCGCCGAGCGCCATAGCCGTAGCCACGTCGTCGTCGCCGTTGCAACAAATTGCACCTCGGTGTACGTCGCTGCATATGACGTATTGTGGAGGGTGGTGCCCCCTTGGGTTACCCCGATACGCACGCCGCACCCAGCGCCGTTGGTGACGCCAAACCGCAGTATGTAGGTCTGGCCGATGACGGTCTTGAAGGACTGATCAGCGGCAACAGTCGCCGTGCCATTGCCGGTGAGGTTGAGTGCGCCGCTGGTGACCGTGGCGGTCGTGCCTGCCGGAGCGGTTATGGTCCAGCCGGTCAGCCCCTTGGCGAAGTGCCCGTTGTTCAGGAATTCCTGCGGGTCGCCAGAGCAGCGGCCACTCTGTTCGACACCGGCTTGTGACGGGTCCTGAATGGCAACGATGTCCCCCGGCCGTACCCCGGCATGATCGAGGCCGGCCTGATAGTTTATGCTGTCGGTCTCAAACAGTTCGGTCAGCACCGTCCACTTGGCCATGCGATGGGCCTGACCTCGCGAGGTGCAGCCGACCGCTTCGAACTTGGTGTCGCGGTAGCCGTATTTGGCGATCCCCTGCTCATTCTGGTAGCAGGCGTAGTCTTCCTTGTAGAAGTCGTCGGGGTTGAGGAACTTGGCGAAGGCCACCGTGTGCCGGCTCTTCAGCGACGTGCTCTGGCGCTCGAAGGTGCCGTCGATGACGTTCGCCGGGTTGGCCAGCACCGAGGGGTCCTTCGGGCGGTCTTGCGTGGCGATGATGGCCCCGGATGACCAGTAGCTCATGCCACGGAAGCACGAGGCCATGGAAGCGAGAGTATCGTAGGCTTCGCGCTTGGTGGAGATGACACCGTTGAAGGTCATGCGCGGTTCGCTGCCGCCGACGCCGTTGGGGACGTACTCGTCGCAATACTTGGCGATCTCGTAGAGGCCCCACTTGTCTACCTGCGAGATGTCCACGTAGTTGCCGAGCCCGTAGCGATCGTTGACGATCATGTCATAGAAGACCCACGCCGGGTTGTTGGTCCACTCCAGCTTGAACGTGCCGTTCCATACCCCCGTGTAGACGGGGTTGCGACTGATGTTGCCGTTCACGTCGTAGAGGCGGGTGGTGTAGTTCGTCGGCACCCTGATGATGACGCCGTCGATCAGGTACTTGCGCTCCGGGATCTGCTGGTTGAACTGTTCGCCGTCGATCACCATGCCGATATAGGCGGTGTTCGGGTAGGTGAACTTGGCTTCGACGATCCCCTCGAACGACGAGAAGTAGGTCTGGTTCTGCAGCTTGATCTCGCCGCTGTCGGCGGTGAAGCGCGTGACCCGGATTTCCCACGGCGCGCTGGCACCCGAGGGGTTCACGGGCAGCTTGAAATAGAACTGCTTGTCGTACGGGGAGACGCACTTGCCGGTGAGGGTAACGACCCCCGAGGACACCGACCACGGCCCGCCTACATAGCGGATGTCGATCTGGAACTGCACCGTCGTGCCGTTGATGTTGCCCTTGTCGTCGGATTTCGACAGCGTCGGGATACGAATGGTGACGACGGTGGCGTCATAGTCGGGGTCGGTCAGCGACCGGGTCAGTGGCACGCCGTACTTGACTTCGGCACCGACGTTGGTGATGGCTTCGACGCCGGAGGCTCCCGGCATCACCGACTGGTCGGGGTAACCGGCCCTGAAGTCCCAGTTGACGCCCTTGAAGTTATAGTCGCCAGAGGCCGAGACCAGCGGCGTCTCGTTCAGGTAGATAGACTTCGCGCCGTTGACGAGACCCTTGATGACGCCCTCGCCCAGCATGTCGAGCAGGCGAACCGTGGCCTTCGACCGAAGAGTGTTGGCGCTCTCCTTGCCGCTGTCCCCTCCTGACCCGCTTTTCCCGCCACCGCCCTTGCGGCCGTTGATGATGAACTGTGGCATGTCTGGTGCGTGAACGTGCATCGTGGGCTCACTTGCTCGACTGGTTGGGGATGGCGATATCGACGGTAGACATGCCGGCAGACATCAGGACGGAGCCGACCATAATCCGGCCGTAGGGGACGGGGACGCCGCCGCCCTGTTCGGTCACGTTCAACTGGCCGTCGATCATGAAGCTGTCGTCCTTCTTGTCGTCAGCCTTCTTGTTGCTGGTCAGCATCTGCGAGACACCGGCCGCGATCAACCCGAGGCCAAGAACCGCGAGGTTGCCGTAGGTCATGCCGCCCAACCCAAAGGTCGAGGCCATGGTCGTAGCCCCGCCGAGAGCCATTGGCACGAAGAAGGCCGTGGCGAGCAGGAATACCCCGGCGATGATCTTGATCAGGCCGCCCTTCTTGTTGCCCTTCAGGATGGGCATGATGTGGATGTCGCCCTTCTTGCCGAGCATCAGGTGGACGTCGTCCTGCCCGAGCACCAGCCCCTGCGTCCGGTCCTTGCCCCAGACGACATGGAAATTGTGCTTCTCAAGGAATTCCCGGAAACCTTCCAGTTGCACGGATAGGGCGCGGACGGCTTCCCCGAGGGAGGCAACCTCCAGCAGGAACGACGCTCCGTATTTCTTCTTGGCGAGGCCGTAGAGGCGCACAGTCCTAAGCATTATTCTACCTCCGGGAGATCTTGGTGGCGGACAAGGAAATCGATGCGGTTCTGCCAGATGCTGCCGAGCTGGCGCTTGGAGAGCTGATCGCCGGCATGGTGGGCGAATTCGTCGTCGCTGATGAAGACGCCTGCGTGGTTCCTGACCAGCGGCGAATGGAACTTGACGATGAAGCAGTCGCCCATCTGCGGGTAGTCGCGGTGAACGCGCTTGAACCCACGGCTTTCGAACAGGTCCATGTAGAGATCAACCTTGGCCTCACCCTGTTCGTTGGTCTCTTTCCACCATGCGAGGTCGCGGGGGACGTCATCGAAGTGGATGCCCTGCAGGCGGTGCCAGTCGCGCACGAGGCTGTAGCAGTCGTTGATGCCGTGCAGGAAGCCCCGGCCAATCAGCGGGCGAATGGGCAGGCTGTCGCCCCACCAGACCGGGTTGCCGCAAGTGGTCTCGTCTACGACGGAGATACCGAACGGCCAGCCGCTGGCGATCTGCGATGCCATGTCTTCCTTGGTCGGGGAACCGTCCGCCTTGACCAGCGTGCCATCAGTGTTCGTCTCCGGTCCCGACGTGTGGCTGTGGACAAAGCCTTCGATGTCGTCCTCGTAGGCCGCGTAATCGCGGATGTCGAAGCTGAAGGACGAATGCCGTTGGTCGGCCGGTGCTTGGTTCTCGACCGGCAGGAAACGGTTTCCCTTCAGGAAGAAGCCGCACGCCTCTTCCGGGAACTTCTCTAGGGCGTAAGCCTTCCAAGCATGCACCGCCATCGGGTGCGTGTTGTTCAGGCCGATGTCATGCGCGCATGCGAGCAGCGCCGGGGAAACCACCGAAGGGATAGCTAGCATTGGGTCCGAACCTCTTTTTGCAGCATGTGTCGAAGCGCCGGGATGGCGTATCGTGGTCATTGGTTGTCGGGACACCCTTCTCGTCAAACGAGCCGCGTGCGCCGGTATAGGGGCACTGGACCCCGGTGTAGTCGAAGGCGGTGCCTGTCCAGTTACGGTAGCGCCACAGGCAGAAGTCGCGGATGACGGTGCGGGCCGGGAGCTGAATACCCTGCTGATCCATCGCGGCCGCCAGCTTCCACTCGACTTGGAACTTGGTGTGCTTGGTCTTCTGCTCGAAGGTGTAGATCTCCGGGGCGAACATCGCCGCGCCGTCCGTCTCTGCGCCGTCGTCCAGAAACTGGGCGTAGGTCTTGATGCGGGTCAGCTTCGCCCCGATAAGATCGTCGTACTGGGCGGCTATGCCCGAGACGAAACGGGTGGCGTTCGCCAGTTTGATTATGGGCTGGGGGAGTGGCCCCTGCCCTGACCATTCGAAACCGTCTGCCTGCACGTCGGCAAAGGTGAAGTGCACCCCACCGAAATCGGCCGAACCAGAAGGGCAGAAGTTCCATACTTGGTTGGTGCCGATCGGGTTTAGATCGACAATGAAGAGTTCGACCAGTGCGCCCGGTTCGAGCTTCTGCGAGGCGCGTTGTACTTTGGCGTTGGTTACGGTCACGGGGTAAAGACCTCATTGAAGGTGGCGGTGAAGTCGTCGTGCTGGTCTGCAATGTGTTTCACTTCCCACTTCTCGCAGGTCCACATGCGGGGATCGGTCTCCCCCGGCACGGTGAACCAGAACGACTGCCAGCCGGCGCGTTCGCGGAAGAAGTCGTCCAGATACTTGCTCTCTGCGCGGGTCAGGGTAGAGACGGTCAGCGAATAGCTCTGGTTGACGTTGTTGACGCCATCGCCGGCCCGCTGGACGTAGTTGCTGGAAAACTGTGCCTTGAGGACCTTGGCCTGACGCTGAGCGCCAGAGCCGAAGGAGACGTAGACGTCGTTGGGGAAGGTGAGGGTGTTCGTTGCCATCGTTACCTCTTAGCCGCTGTAGAGAAGAGCCCACCCGGGCGCATCTGGTTAAGGACCCACTCGGTCATGTGCTGATCGACGGCGTTGCCCACTTGCTTGCCCATGTTCTTGGCGTGCTCATCGTCACGCGACTTGTCTCCCGTGGAAGGCCCGGCGTTGACCGTGACGTTGACGCCACCGACGTTGACACCACCGACCGTGGACGAACCGCCCGAGCGGCCCTTGAGCAGCTTGGCCGTGCGCTTGTCGTCATCGGCGGTCAGTACCCGTTCGCCCTGCTTGAGGACGGCGCGGTATTCGTCGTTGCCCATGTTGTTGCCACCGCCCGTGTGGAACTTCGGGGCAGAGCGCCACGACCCACCAAAGCTGAGGCCCGGAGTGCCGTGCCCGGCCATGCCGCCATTGTGGTGGAACATGAAGCCGAGGAGCTGGCCGAAGATGCCGAGCCCTGCGCCGGCTCCACCGCCGAGTGATCCACCGATCGAGGAGAACAGCCCGCCAAGCCCCTGACCCAAGCCAGCGAAGCCCTGTGTGGCCCCTGCAGCGGCTGAGCCCGAGGTGGACACCGCGCCGCCGAAGCCAGCGACCGTTGGGGTCGTGGAGTTCAGCTTGGTGTTCATCTGCTGGACGTTGTTGCCTGCGGTCTGGGCGGCCGGTCCCGTCTGCTGAACGTTCTGACCGAAGCTGCTGACATTGGCACCGGCCGAGGTGGCGGCCGTCGAGGCTCCGAGGAACTGTGTCTTCAGGCTGTTGAGAGACCCCTGTAGCTGCCCGATCCCCATCGACTGGGCACCCGGGAAGTTGGCCTTCTGTCCCCAGTTCAAGCCGTTCTGCCAGCTACCGCCAGCCATGCCAGCACTCCTCGATCCACCGAGGTCGAAGTGCATCTGGTCCATCGCGCCATAAGTACCGCGTGTGCCACCGAAGTACCCACCCCAGCGGAACTGCTGGTTAAGTTCAGGGTACATCTGCTGCTGGGCGACCTTGGCATTCTGGGCGTAGAGTTCGTATTGGCGGAAGGTGGCTGGGTTCTGGTAGTTGCCGTTGGTCCCGCCGATTGGCTTACCCGCCTGATCGAGGATACGAACGTCGGTGGCGAGGCCCTGACCGTGGAAGCGTGGGTCTCCTGCGCGGTAGCCGGAGTAAGCCTCGACCTGCATGCCAGAACGCTTGGCTGCTTCCGAGAGGATGGCCGTGAGCCGGGGATCGACGTTCTGGATACCCGCCTTGGAAAAGTTCCCGACGCCCCGGAGGCTGCCTTCCCCGCTGCCAGCGTTGAGGACTTCCGAGACGATGTCGCCTTTCAGATCCTTGAGAGCGCCGCCTCTGGTCACGGCTCCGAGTGGGGCTGCGCCTGTGATGTTTGCAATGCCGGGGCCTTGCAGGACGACGGAGGTGGTGTTGACGTAGGCGACGTTGGCGTTCAGGGCATTCTGGCCAAGCGTGCCGAAC